TGGTTGAGCGCCTGACGGGTCAGAAGGCATCCTCGTTCAGCAATGCAGCGATGGAATGGGGGACGGAGCAGGAGCCGAACGCCAAAGCCGCCTACGCCGCCAAGACCGGGATACTGGTTGAGGAGGTAGGCTTCATTGACCACCCGACCGTTGCGATGTCTGGTGCCAGCCCTGACGGGTTTGCCGAGGAGGGTTTAGTAGAAATCAAATGCCCGAACACCGCTACTCATCTGGAATACATCTTCGACGGCAAGCCGCCGCAGAAGTATGTGACGCAGATGCAATGGCAGATGGCGTGTGCCGGTAAGCCGTGGTGCGACTTCGCATCCTTCGACCCGCGTCTTCCCGAGCGGCTGCAACTGTTAGTCGTGCGCGTCCCGCGTGATGACGACTACATCAAGATGCTTGAGCAGGAAGTGACCATTTTCCTGCAAGAGTTGGACGACAAACTTAACAAACTGGAAAAGGTGACCCTGTGAACAAGCAGTATGACAACAACAACCGTGGCGTTTTGTTTAAGAACGATAAGCGCGGCAACGAAAAAGCCCCCGATTATCGCGGCTCTGCCGTTCTTAACAATATCGACCTCAACATCAGCGCGTGGATTAAGCGCAGCAGTAAAACCGGCGATGCCTTCATGTCCCTCAAGTTCGAGCCGAAGCAGGCTGCGCGTCCTAAAACGATGGCAGAGCAAAACCCCGAGAAGTTTAACGACGATGAGGATTTGCCGTTTTGAAAATCTTCATCGGATACGATAGCCGCGAGGACATCGCATACGAGGTGGCTCGTGCGTCCATTCTGGAACACATGGAGGCAGAGGTTGTCGCGCTTCGACTAGATGACCTCCGTGAGATGGGGATGTACTGGCGCGAACCAGACCCGTTTTCATCCACGGAGTTTAGTTTCAGCCGGTTCCTTGTGCCTGCGCTCTGCAACTTCAGAGGCAATGCTTTGTTCATGGACTGTGACTTTCTAGTGCGGCACAGTCTGAAGCCGTTGCTCGACTTCAACAATCCTGATGTTGCCGTGTGGTGTGTCCAACACGACTACAAGCCCACATCCCTGACAAAGATGGACGGGCAGGTACAGCGCCAATACCCGCGCAAAAACTGGTCGTCGTTTATGTGGTTCAATTGCAGCCATCCGTCAATGGGTGGGCTGACACCCGAAATCGTGAACAGCGAAACCGGGATGTATCTGCACAGATTTATGTGGGTAAACGACCGGCACATTGGTGCGTTGCCGCCGACCTTTAATTACTTGGAGGGCTGGCACACACGGGCGCAGGTTCCTGACCCGACCTGCGTGCATTTCACCGAGGGTGGCCCATGGTTCGATGAATACCAGAATGTTGAATACGCCTACGAATGGAAGCAATGGGCTGGACGGGTGAGGGCATCCGAGCGATGAAACGCATATTCCCCCGAGGCACCAGACCGGACGCTATGGCATCTGTCGTGGCGCGTATGGTGTCCAACCTTGACCCGCTCAAGACATGGGCGGTTGAGGTTACGGAGTGGAAGAAGCCGCGCACCAACCAACAGAACAAATTCCTGTGGGGTGTTTGTTATCCCTGCATTTTAGAGGGCGGTGGCGAGGCGTTGCGCGGATGGACACGCGATGACCTGCACGATTACTTTCTGGGCGAGTGTTTTGGATGGGAGACGCTAGAGGGGTTTGGCAGGAAGCGCCTGCGACCGCTCAAGCGTTCCTCTGCGCTCGACAAACAAGAGTTCAGCGATTACTTGCTGTTCCTTGAAACAAAGTGCCTTGATATGGGCATCGTGATACCGGAGCCGTCGTATGAAACTGCGTAAAGAAGCCCGAGGGCGAGGCTGCATGGTGCGTATTCCCGAGGTGTGCAACCACAACAGCGAGACAACCGTGCTGGCGCACTACCGGCTTGCCGGGGTATCTGGCATAGGCATGAAGTCGCCCGACATCCTTGGCGCATGGGCCTGTAGCGCGTGCCACGATGCTATCGACCGTCGAGCGCATACCGACCTCGACCGGGACTATGTGCGCCTGTTGCACCTTGAAGGCATGGCGCGAACCCTCGCACAATTGAACAGGGAGGGACTACTGTGACCTTTATGGTAGACACGCCGTACACCCCGGCGTACATCCGCAACGAATTCCTATATGACCACCAGACGGGCAGCGGGGAGTTTACCCCCTGCACCATCTTCGGGTTTCGCGCCGAACCCGCCCGAGTACCCATGTTTAGCGTTATGGCGGCCTGTGGGGCGCAATGGGCGAGGGTGCCTATCCATGCCCTTGTGTCGAAGCCATGCCCTCCAATGGCTTTAGAACTCGCCTGCTGGTGGGACTCCTTTAGCCGCCACGCCGAGGTGCGGGAGATGGAATTCCTGCGGGGTCACCGCGTCCGCGCAAGAGGCAGGGACGGAGTGTGGAGGCCGGGGGTCTACCTGTTCAGCATCTTCTGGCACAACGGGGGATGGTCGGAGGTCAGCGACCAGAGCAAAGACCACCACATTATCCGGCTGGAGGCTGGGCCGCTCATCGCCTACCCGAACAACAAATTGCATTGGGTTGACCCGAGCCATTTGTCGGGCGACCCGCCGCGAGATTGGAAATCACCGTCACAATCCTACAGCGTGGAGGCACTATGGTCAGATGGTTCGTCAACTGGTTCCGCAACCTAAAGGCACGCAGACACCACGAATGGAGCCGCGTGCCGCCACCTAACTGGGCGTGCAGCCGAGGCTGGCGCGATACTTGGTAAACGGCTGGCGAGTCGTCTAACGGTCGGACAACGGACTTTGACTCCGTGAATGAAGGTTCGATTCCTTCCTCGCCATCACACCCTGCGCTCGAAGTGCGGGACATCCTTAAACGACTTCCAGAACCCGCCCCATTGATTCTTCTCGTTGAGGCTCTGCCAATACTCACCAACCGGCGTAAGAGCAGGGATGTCGTAGCAGAGTTTGCCGTCCTTGAAAAAGTTAAGGTCGATGGCGCATCGCTTGAGGTGAATGCTGTTCATCGTCTTGCTACGCCCAGTCTTGACATAGATGGCTTGCTGTTCCGGGGTACGGGCAAGTTCACCGCCCGTGACGACAAAACCCAACTCAGTCGCTTTGTTAACGAGTTTGGCGACATCCAGCAGGAACGCGGCTTGTTCTTTTACAAGGCTCATTTCATGGCTTCCTTAAGTGCGTCGGTCTTGTCCTTGCTCGACTGGCTGGAACCAAAGTAGTACGAGACAACCTGCGTAGCGACCGCAGACAGCACGCCCAAGATGTAGATGAGGATGTCCTTGCGGCTAGGGTCAATCGGACTTGCTTGGAACAGCACGATGCCAAAGAGCGTGAAGGTGATGCCAAGCAAACCAAGCGCCAGAATCGGCGTGATGAGTTTGTTTAGCAGCGGTGCCTTGTCGGAGGTGACAATCTGCGTCTCGCGCACCCGCGCATCGTTGGTGTCCTTCAGGCGCATCTCAAGTTCAGCAAGGTCAAGTTTGTCTTCTTCCAGACGCAACTTGAGCAGTTCTTCCTCATGCTCCATCTGGGCAATCTGCACCCGCGCCAAGTCCTCGGGGGACATATCGGGCTTCAGTTCCACGCCCAACTTCTCCTCGACCACCTTCTTGCCCTTTGCCAGCACAGCGTTAGCAACGAGGTTAAGCCCGTTGCCAAGCAACGGCGTAAGGATGGCTTGTAGCGCGGCAGGTATCATTTGGAAGCCCTCACAACATCTTCACCCTTGGTCACGGTCACATGGTCGCCCTCGACATCAACCCGCATGGGCTGTTCCTTACGGTCGAGTTTGTCCAACTTGCCGATGAGTTCCTTGATGACCGCAAACTCCGGTTTCTCTTCCTTGACCGTAGCACCGGCGATGCCGTTGAGCATGGAGATGAGCGCAGTCAGCGAGGCACCCAGCAGGCCCATCACCGCAGCAATCTTGTCGGCCTCCAGCGCAAGGCTGGACAGTACGCCGATGATGACAATGACCGTGATGTACTTGAGACCATCCTTGCCGATGGCCTTGCCTGCCACATCCTTTGCGGTGCTGTTGGCCTCAAGCCGTCTCATCTCGGCTTCGATTTGAACCTTCAGCAAGTCAATATCTTCACTCATTTGATGGACTCCAGAAACATCATCGTCACCGTGCCAAACGCGGTCAGCAGGATGACGATAATCGCCCCGCCAACACGCATCAGGAGGTTCTCCAGACGCTTCAGCCGCGCATGGATGGCTTCGTAGCGCACCGCGCAGGTATCAATGTGACTCGTCACCGTCACCTCAAGGTCTTGTACTGTGGTCACGGCTCCCCGTCCTTCGGCACCTGCGCCTCTACCTGCGCTTTCAGTTTCTGCCAGAGCGGATACCCGCCTTGACTCGTCGGGAGCGAACCCAGCAGGTTCACGATGGCGACGGCTTCTTCCAAAGTCACTTCAAGTTTGGCTTCCATCAGACGCTCCACGGCAGCGGCGGCGAGACGACAGGCGGGTTCTTCTGGGCCTCAATCTGGCCCTCCACCGCAGCCTCTGTAGCGTCCTTGTCCACGCCGTTGGCCCAGACCCAGCCGAGCACTTGGTCTTGCGTGAGCGAGGCGTAGGGGGTGAAGGACTTGTCCTTCTGAAACGGCACGGAGCAGGTTGAGTAGACGCTTCCGTTGTAATCTCCGTCCACGCCGTTGCAAGACCAATGAACGATGAAAACGACATCGGTATCGCCGTCCTCCTGCGGGAGGCAGTCCAGTTGCGAGATGTTCCAAGTGATAGTGGTCATTTATTTAGTCTCCAGTTGTGCGACACGCGCACGCAGCGATTGAATTTCTTTAACAAGCATCGGGACAAGTTTGCTGTAGTCAACGCCCCAAGCCTTTTCTAATTCTTCACCGTCATCGCCAGCAAATACAGCCTCCGGCGCAACGCTATGCAAGTCTTGGGCAATCATGCCATAGCGGGTATGGCCTCCAACTTTCCAGTCGTGCTTGACAACTTCAATGGCATCAATGACAGAGCCAGCATTATCAGCAGGAGCAATGTTGTTCTTTAGACGGCGGTCAGACGAGGTGACATACGCTGTTGCTGTATTCGTAGTCGTAATCACACCAACGCCAGTTGTATTTCTTTCAAATACGATAGCGTTTTGTGTGCTAGCGCCTGTGTCTGTATTCCGAAGCGTAAATCCTGCAATTACTGCGCCGTCGTGGCGCATACTGAATAGACCATTAGCAACGGTCGTATTTAAACAAAGCACCCCCCCGCTCGTGATGCGGGCGCGTTCAACCGCGTTGGTAATGAACAGCATCGCCGCGTTCATTTCGTTGGAGATGTATAAATTATCATCCGAGGCTCCGTAACCCCAGTATCCCTTACGACCAGACGGGTCGTGGAACGAAGCAAAAATGTTTCCGCTGCCACGGGCGGTGGTGCCTTCAATGCGGAAGGCTTCAGCGGAACT